GCTTTGCTTTTTGCTGAGTTGTTGAAAAAAGTATCTTTTACAGCCTTAACACCGTTTTTATACTTAGTACTTGCTTCTTCTACAAATTTTGATCCTTCGCCTTCAACCCAGTCCTCTATAATATCAATAGCAGAATTAGCCATTTTACCGGCTCGATTTTTAAGTAGTTCTAAGTGAGAGGTATTTTGTTTTAAATAGCGATCGAGTTTGTGGTTTTTGATTTTCTGGGAAACTTCAGCGGTTTCGGCTTGAGCTTTAGCAGTAGAGGCAATTGTTTCAGCGGTTTGTGCGGTTTGAAGTGAAGCAGTAGAAGCTTGAGCAGCTTGTGCGGTGGCAGCTTGGGTTTTTTGGACATTAAGTCCACCGATACCGGTAAAGGCTTGTAGTCCTGCGCTTGCAAGTCCGGTTTTTGGAGCAGCATTAACAGTAGGAGCAGAAGTATTAGGTACGCTTGCCCCCCCTTGTTGAAATGCTAACATAGGGTTAAGTCCGGCGGCTTTCATGTCAGGCATTGCTCGCTGATAAGCCGTATTGGACATTCTCTCCATCCAGTCGCGGTTCATTTTATCCATCTCTAGATTGAGCCGATTTGCCTCTTCTTGCGCTTTTGCGTCGCCGATTCCAGGAATGTAATCTTCAATTTCTTTGCCAATTTTTTTAGCAGCATTAATGGTACTTTTAGGGTCAATTAACCCTCCTGTAGCAAATTTTGCTACAGGGGCAATAAAGTTGCCAACGCTGTCTAGCCATCCCATTAGAAATGATCCACTAGACCGGGAACGCTATACATAGGCATAGGGCGTACACAGTCTAAGTCAAAGTAACAATCGAGGATTAAATGCGGTTCAGTTGGCACAGCAATTACTCTATCAATAGGTGGATTTTCAACTATAAAATCTTCCGAAAGAGTAGGTAGTGCGCTAAAGTCTTGGGCTAAGTGCCAAATATCGAGACTTTGAGGGTCATTTGAGCGAAATTTTCCAGTAATAAGATTAGGCTTGTATTTGTATTCAGCGAATCGCTCTTGGTATCCGAATACTTGTTCATCTGCGGCAGTACCTTGCGCGTATATTTCTTTGTTAAGTACGGCTTGTTCTCCTAAGTGGGCTAATGCAGGGTAGTAAAAGTCAAAACGTGTTTGACGTGACCACATTTTATTAAGCCCTTGTTGATAGTTGAGATCAGCTCTTAAGCATACGAATCCAAGGATATAGCCGTGTTCGGTGAAAGAAGAAGTGAATCCTCGTCCGTCGAGTCCTACAGTACCAATACCAGACAATTCCCCTTGAGGAGCGTCAATAGTGCCGGTCGTATTGGCAACGGGAGTTACTCCTACGCGTTGAGAAGAACCACCTAAGTACTCAGGACGTTGTAATCGAGAGTCAGGAGAAGTTACTCCAAAGTGGGAACGTATAATTTCAGTGTAGCGAGAGCCTCCGCGTGCGTCTCTTTCAAAAAGTTTTTGAACTTGAAAGGCTTCGCGAATCGCATTGATGGTAGCGGCAGTAGCGTTGGTAAGATCAGCTTGCAAGCCTGAATTCACAAATTTAGCTTGACCTTGCGGTGCAATTGTAGCCCCAGAGTAAATTACTCTGTTTCCTGCTCCGATTTCCGAGAAAAGACTTCTCTCACTTGAAGCACCAAAGGTAAAAGTAGGGACAGTACCATCACTGACAACGGGAGCAGATGAGCCTAAAGGTAAAAGTACGTCAGCTCCTTTTTGTGGAAAGGGTAAACAAGATGTAAAGTAATCGTGTCTTTTACCTCTTTTTAATAATACGTATTGAGATTGTAAATCAGGTCCATTGTCAGTTTCAACGGTAAGTGAATCTTGAAGGTTTTGATCGCGGAACCATTCATTCCAAATAAGGTTCATAGCGCGTAAAGGTAAAGCATTAATTTCGATGTCAGCATTAACCAGAGTAGGAAGTCCTAAATAATCATACACCGATTGATTGGAAGCATTGTTTAAAGTAATTGTCGGAATTGTAAAATCCGTAGAATCGCCTGGATTTTTTTGTTCACCGTGGAATTTTTGAAAATTATCCCAGACAAGCCTTGAAGGTACGAAGAAATAAAAAGTATCTAAGTACATATTATCCATTAAAGGTTTTAATGGGGTTGCAAGTCTGCCGAACATATGTTCGCGCATGATAAAAGTATCGCCAGGAAGCACTTCATCAACGAAGATAGGGACTAAATTGCCTGCGTCTAGGGTAGTGTGTAGATTTGAGTCGCGTTTGAATTTTGCGCGTGGAATCTCAGCGCGCGGCACTTGTGCAAAGTGACTTTGGTTAGATGAGTGCATTAATTATCTCCTTTTTTAGATTTTTTAGCTATAAAAAAACTTAATATAGCCATGAAAATAGTTTGAATAAGGTTTAAACCTTCGGTGTCAATACTCATTTTTTACTCCTTTACTAAGCTGAGTGTTGGTGTCATATCAAGAACAGAGCCAATTCGTTTGGTTTCGGTAGTGATAATGCCGTCAGTTTCTGACCATTCGCCAATAACAAGAAGGTCGAAATCAGCAGGGTATTGGGTAATAGTAGCCTCAGGGTTTTTAACGGCTTGTTGTACAGCACGAATAAAGTCAGTTTCAGTGCGGTAAAGGTAAGGGTGATGTAGTAAGTTTGCTTTTGTGTCTTTAAGTGTACATAGTAACATTTAGTTCTCCTTATTAAGTTTGTGTTGATGGTTTTTTAGCTCTTTTATAAAATTTAGTCTCTCGGAGTCATAGTCGGGAGCAGAACCTTCCAGACTACGAGAGCGGGATTTTAAAGCCATGGCTTTGGCATAATATTGATCAAGGTCAGTAACGTCACTGGTAGATGACATGCTAGCCTCTCTCTCCATTTTTATAAGATCATAACGGATGGGGTCAATCTTGGCAAGTAATTTATCATAATATTGAGGGACTCGAAGTTTTTTTTCTCCGACAACGCATAAATCGTAGTTGTAGACATCGTCTATGTATTTTTCGAGCCATTCCCTGCCTATTGCAGGTCGTCGCGACATCCTCGCGAATTCAGGAGTAAGAGTAATAACTTCGCCAGTATCGGTAACACGAGAATAATGCGTTTCTTGGCGATAGCCGTTAATTTTTTTCTGAATGTACGAAGCAACATATCTCGCGCTTTCATAAGTGAGGTTATCAATCTCTGAATGCCCTTTGTCCCAAAGGGCTTCGAGGATTTCTGATCGATACGTGGTGCCCATATCAGTAATACGGTGAGGTACACGATCGGAAGAAAAATCATGATTAAAGAGCGCAATGTGGTAATGTGGTCGTTCATATTTTTCTCCATACTCTCCGCAGTAATAGTATTTTATTTTTTTTGCTCCGAGTTTTTTTCGTAAGCGTTTAAAGAAGAGTGTGACGTCATCAGGGGCAAGAGAGCCATTAATAGGTAAATTATCGTCACTATAAGTAAGAGTAACAAAGCTGTTAGTTTCATGAAGTTGTGCTTCGTGCATCATCCGTGATGCCCAGTTTTCACTACGGTTAAGTCGACAGCCAATGCACTGTCCGCAAGGAACAGTGAGTAGGATGTCGGGATTTGCCTTATTAGGCAATTGAATAGGCATATAACATCTGCTCATGTTATGCCTTAAAGTCTAATACCGCCACGCATAGGCGCGGCTGAGAAGTTTCTCTTGTGACTTTTTTTTGCAGTTCTAGTAAAGAGTTTTTTAGAGCCTTTAGAACTTAGTTTTTGTCGATACATTTGTATCTCCTTTAGTTAGACACCAATAATTTGGTGTCAGTGGGAACAGTTATAGACAAGTATACTACTGTTCCCATAGATGTCAATTTAAATAAATGACATATCGCCTACCGCGGGTTTACGCTCGGCAAGTTTTGCCGTCGCGTTATAGTTTTTAGAAATAAGAAGCCCCCGCGATTGCGAGGGCATTAATAAGAAGGACGCCATCAATAAGTAGCGTGAAGATAGTTTAATTAGTTTCTGACGTTGTGTCAATTTGCGTTTTTGTCGTTTTATCGTCATTTTTAGCAATTGTTTTTATATCGTCAGTTTGTTTTTTAGGAACTAGTCCTAAGTCTTCAGCTTTTTGGCGGTTAGATTCATCGCTTATAAAGTCGATGAGATTTTGAGGATTGTTTTGAAAATACTTACGTATTTCAGAAGGTAGAGAGTCGAAAGACTCTTGGGCTTCAATAACAAGGTTAAGATTGTCTTGAAAGCCTTTGTAATTAGAGAAGTCGCCATATTGCGGTTTGGCATTGTTTAAGTGAGTAATAACGCCCGTAGTGGCGTATTTTTTAAGAATAGAGCCAATTTTTGTAGACTCATGTAAATTTTGTTGAGTGCGTGATTTGGTAGTAATGATAGTTGGGGTTTTTTCGCGTTTTCTGTACATAGTTTCTCCTATTTGTTGTATTCTATTCGTGGGGTTGGTCTAAAGCGTCTAACGCTTTGAGGTTCTTTTGCTTTGCTTTTTGCTGAGTTGTTGAAAAAAGTATCTTTTACAGCCTTAACACCGTTTTTATACTTAGCACTTGCTTTTTCTACAAATTTTGATCCTTCGCCTTCAACCCAGTCCTCTATAACATCAATAGCAGAATTAGCCATTTTACCGGCTCGATTTTTAAGTAGTTCTAAGTGAGACGTATTTTGTTTTAAATAGCGATCGAGTTTGTGGTTTTTGATTTTCTGGGAAACTTCAGCAGTTTCAGCTTGAGCTTTAGCAGTAGAGGCAATTGTTTCAGCGGTTTGTGCGGTTTGAAGTGAAGCAGTAGAAGCTTGTGCAGCTTGTGCGGTAGCGGCTTGGGTTTTTTGCACGTTAAGACCACCGATTCCGGTGTAGGCTTGTAATCCTGCACTTGCTAATCCAGTTTTTGGAGCTGAATTAACAGTAGGAGCAGAAGTATTAGGTACGCTTGCGCCTCCCTGTTGAAAAGCAAGCATAGGGTTAAGTCCGGCGGCTTTCATGTCAGGCATTGCTCGCTGATAAGCCGTATTGGACATTCTCTCCATCCACTCTCGATTCATTCTGTCCATCTCGAGATTTATTCGGTTAGCTTCCTCTTGTGCTTTAGCGTCGCCAATTCCGGGAATATAGTCTTCGATTTCTTTGCCTATTTTTTTTGCAGCATTAATGGTACTTTTAGGGTCAATTAACCCTCCTGTAGCAAATTTTGCTACAGGGGCAATAAAGTTGCCAACGCTGTCTAGCCATCCCATTAGAAATGGTCTACTAAGCCGGGAACGCTATACATAGGCATAGGACGTACACAGTCTAGGTCAAAGTAGCAATCGAGAATTAAATGCGGTTCAGTGGGGACAGCAATTACACGATCAATGGGTGGATTTTCAACTATAAAATCTTCTGAAAGAGTAGGTAATGCAGAAAAATCTTGTGCTAAGTGCCATATGTCTAAAGACTGAGGGTCATTTGAACGAAATTTTCCAGTAATGAGATTTGGTTTATATTTATATTCAGCAAATCGTTCTTGGTATCCAAATACTTGTTCATCTGCAGCAGTACCTTGAGCATAGATTTCTTTGTTAAGTACAGCTTGTTCACCTAAGTGCGCGAGGGCAGGATAATAAAAGTCAAATCTTGTTTGACGTGACCACATTTTATTTAGTCCTTGTTGATAGTTAAGGTCAGCGCGTAAGCATACAAATCCTAATATATAGCCGTGTTCAGTAAAAGAAGAGGTGAATCCTCGTCCGTCAAGGCCTACAGTACCAACACCAGACAATTCTCCTTGTGGAGCGTCTACAGTACCAGTAGTATTAGCGACAGGAGTTACGCCGACACGTTGAGAGGAGCCTCCAAGATATTCAGGACGTTGTAAACGAGAGTCAGGAGAAGTTACTCCAAAGTGGGAACGTATAATTTCAGTGTAGCGAGAGCCTCCGCGTGCGTCTCTTTCGAAAAGTTTTTGTATTTGGAAAGCTTCTCTGATCGCGTTAATTGTTGCAGCTGTAGCTTGAGAAAGATCGGCTTCAATGCCAGTTTCAGTACCAAACCTAAGAGCTTGGCCATTTGCTGTCGCAGCACCACCATAAGTAATAGCAGAACCTGTATTAGAAACAAGATACCTATCCAAAGAAGAACCTGCGCCAATTCGCCAATCAATAGGTAGACCATTAGTAACAATAGGAGCAGAAGAACCTAAAGGAAGAAGTACGTCGGCACCTTTTTGAGGAAATGGTAAGCAAGAAGTGAAATAATCGTGTCTTTTGCCGCGTTTAAGTAGTGTGTATTGAGCTTGCGTGTCGGGCCCATTATCAGTTTCAACTGTAAGGCTATCTTGTAAATTTTGGTCACGGAACCATTCATTCCATATTAAGTTCATAGCACGAAGAGGGAGAGCATTGATTTCGATATCAGAAGCTACGAGAGTCGGCAATCCTAAATAATCATACACCGATTGATTGGAAGCATTGTTTAAAGTAATTGTAGGAATTGTAAAATCCGTAGAATCGCCTGGATTTTTTTGCTCTCCGTGGAATTTTTGAAAATTATCCCAGACAAGTCGGGAAGGTACGAAGAAGTAGAAAGTATCTAAGTACATATTGTCCATGAGTGGTTTTAAGGGAGTAGCAAGTCGTCCGAACATATGTTCACGCATGATAAAAGTATCGCCTGGAAGCACTTCGTCGACGAAGATGGGAACCAGATTTCCTGCGTCCAGAGTCGTGTGTAGATTAGAATCTCGCTTGAATTTGGCGCGGGGAATCTCCGCGCGCGGCACTTGTGCAAAGTGTGATTGATTTGATGAATGCATTTATTTTTCTCCTTTTGTTTTTTTGGCTAAGAAAAAGCCAATAATGCTCATAAAGATTGTTTGAATAAGGTTTAGTAAATCAGAGTCCATTAATCCTCCTATATAACTCTTCTTCGCTCTCAGAAGCTAGCCTAATAGCTGTATTAATTTCATCAACAGTTAATACAATTTTAACTTTTTCTCCATTAACGGAACAATATATATATATATCGTTGTTTCGAATGAAAAGAGTTCTGTTTAAAAGTTCTTTGTCGTATAAAGTTTCCATTACGCCTCCTTTTTAGGTAGTGGACATAGGTCAAGTACAGAGCCTAAGCGAGTTTGTTCAGTTTCGACAATGCCTTCAGTTTCGGACCATTTGCCGACAATAAGAAGGTCAAAATCGGCAGGGTATTGAGTGATAGTTGCTTCAGGATTTTTTACAGCTTGTTGAACAGCACGAATAAAGTCGGTTTCAGTACGATAAATGTAAGGTTGGTGTAGTAGGTTTGCTTTTGTGTCTTTAAGTGTTGCGATAATCATTGTTTTTCCTTTGTTAGTTTGTGATTGTAATTTGTTAGCTCTTTTATAAAATTTAGTCTCTCGTCGTCAGAAGTTGGAGCAGCAGCCTCCAACGAGCGAGAGCGGGATTTTAAAGCCATCGCTTTGGCTTGATATTGCATTAAAAGATCGTGCTCACTGGTAGTTTTTTGGTTAAGCATAGATTCTTCGCGCGCAATTTTTATATCATCATAACGGTCTGGATTTAATTTGGCAAGTAATTTATCATAATATTGCGGTACACGTAATTTTTTTTCGCCTACGACGCAAACATCGTAGTTATAGACATCGTCTATAAATTTTTCAAGCCATTCTTTTCCTATAGCCGGTCGTCGCGACATCCGCGCGAACTCAGGAAGTAAAGAAATAATTTCACCAGTATCAGTAATGCGAGAATAGTGCGTTTCTTGACGGTAACCGTTAATTTTTTTTTGAATATACGAAGCAACGTATTTCGCGCTTTCGTAAGTAAGGGTATCAATTTCTGAATGCCCTTTAGTCCAGAGTTTTTCGAGGTTTTCTGAGCGATAGGCATGCCCCATATCAGTGGTACGATGAGGGACACGATCACTAGAAAAATCGTGATTAAAGAGTGCAATGTGATAATGAGGTCGCTCGAATTTGTCTCCATATTCCCCACAGTAATAGTATTTTATTTTTTTGTTTCCGAGGTGTTTTCTGAGCCTTTTAAAGAAGAGTGTGACGTCATCAGGGGCAAGAGAGCCATTAGGAGGTAGATTTTCGTCGTTATAAGTAAGAGTAACGAAGCAATTAGCCTCATGTAATTGCGCCTCGTGCATCATCCTTGATGCCCAGTTTTCCGAGCGGTTGAGACGGCAGCCCATGCATTGCCCACAAGGGACAGTGATAAGATTGCCTGTTTTTTGGTACGGCATTTGAATTGGGGTATAACATCTGCTCATGCTTATCCCTAAAGTCTGATTCCACCGCGCATAGGATTGGCGGTATAATTTTTTTTGTGACTTTTTGAAGCCGTTTTAGTAAAAAGTTTCTTGGAACCTTTTCTACTTAATTTTTGTCGATAAGCCATGTTATCTCCTTTTTTGTTTAGACACCAAGAGATTTTGGTGTCAGTGGGAACAGTTACAGACAAGTATAGGAACTGTTCTCTTTCCTGTCAATTAATTAATGACAGATCGCCTACAGCGGGTTTACGCTCGGCAATTTTTGCCGTCGCGTTATAATTTTTAGAAATAAGAAGCCCCCGAAGATACCGGGGGCATTTTTAAGGAAGACGCCAATGATAATAGCGTGAAGATAGATTAATTAGTTTCTGATGGTTTGTCAATTTGCGTTTTCGTCGTTTTATCGTCGTTTTTAGCAATTGTTTTTATATCATCAGTTTGTTTTTTAGGGACAAGTCCCAGTTCTTCAGCTTTGGCGTAGTTTTTTTCATCGTTTATAAAATCGATGAGGTTTTGAGGGGAGTTTTGGAAGAATTTTCTAATATGAGAAGGGAGAGAGTCAAATTCTTCTTGAGCTTGGAGAACAATATTTAGGTTCTCTTGAAAGTCCTTAATTTGGGTAAAATCTCCGTATGAAGGAGATTGTGAGTTAAGATGAGTAATAACGCCAGTAGTGGCGTATTTTTTAAGAATAGAGCCAATTTGTGTTGACTCTTTGAAATTTTGTTGGGTGCGTGATTTTGTTGTAATAATAGTTGGGGTTTTTTCGCGTTTTCTGTACATAGTTTCTCCTATTTGTTGTATTCTATTCGTGGGGTTGGTTTAAAGCGTCTAACGCTTTGAGGTTCTTTTGCTTTGCTTTTTGCTGAGTTGTTGAAAAAAGTATCTTTTACAGCCTTAACACCGTTTTTATACTTAGTACTTGCTTCTTCTACAAATTTTGATCCTTCGCCTTCAACCCAGTCCTCTATAA